GATATTTAAAATCAGGTATAAATCGTCTAACAGCCATAAAAAACTCACCATCTCCTCTGTAGTCAGCAACACCTGTTTGTTGACCAAGAGCGCTACGTCTAGATGTTATATCCCAGTCTCCTGATCTAATAAACGCAGGAATAGCTGTCGTTGCTGTGCTGTTAACTTGATCCGTGCCTTGTTCGTGTTCGTAATAAATACTAGCTCCGTATTTATTTGTAATTCCTAATATGTCAGGAAATACTGGTGTTAGTGAGTCATCGTAATCTGTAGCATATGGATTATCAAATACACTTTGATCTTGATATGTTGTTCTATCTAAAGACGATGTCGTCCAACAGTTTTCAGAATAGTTATAAGTTACACATCGATCAATTTGATCAGATCCATCTTTTGGATAAAACCAATTTACTTCCGTGTATAAATTATTTGCACCTGCAAAGATAACATCTCTTGAATTAAAGTTTAATCCAAGATTATCTCCATCTGTACTAAATACAAAATCTTCTACAAGTGATGGTAAAGATTTAACTGTACCATCAAACACAAAGAATCCACCTTGCGATCCCATCCAAAACACTGCTCCATTTACGAATGTGGCTGCATGCTGACTAATACACCCACAATTTGTACCAACCTGTCTAACACTAAATGTAAACGGTGGTCCAACAAATTGAATAACATATGCAGCAAGATCAGTTATAACAAATACATAATCTTTACCTTGAAGTGCTGCTCTTATCTCATTACCTGTATCTAATCTAAATGTACCAGCAGTGTTGGTGGCCGTTGGTGTGTATGTATTTAAATCCTCTTGATTAGAAAATCTTACAAACATCGGATCTTGTGTCGTCGTATCACCAATAGTTGTTTCTGTTCCAAAATGAAATAGATGTCTGTCTCTATCTGACACTAATGTAAATCTGCTGGCTGTAGGATTGTTACCGGTTGCAAAACCAGATGTAGTTAACGATGCTCGTTGAGCTCTTGGATTTGATGCACCTGCATTCCATGTAAATGTTTTACCATTAAATATAGTTGCAACTAATACTTGACCAAAGTTATCCAGACTCCAGTTTCCTGGATCTAGGGTCACAGAACTTGTGGCTCTGGCTGTGCCCCATGTTGATGCTCCCCATGTAGATGTGCTCCAACCAAACCCTGTTGTTTGAGTTGTAGGTCCTACTTCAACATATGGATTAACAGTTACAGACCCTGCTGCAGTCATACCGCTTCCTCCTTCAGCACGTGAAGCTTGTACAGTAAATTTGTCTATGTCAGGTACAGTTAATATTTCATAAACTTGTTCTAATTCTCCAGATGTAAAATCTGATGCACCTGTTACTGAAACAGATGAAAGAGTTACATATCGTCCAACAGCTAAACCATGAGAGCCTTTATTTATAGTTACGGTTCTAGATCCATTAACAGTTGTTAATGTGCCTCCAGTGATCGCTGTATCTAAAGGAGTAATATCATAAAAGTCATTACCATAATAAAGAAATAAACCTTGAGACGTTCCAATAGCAGTATATTTTTCACCTGCAAAACTTGAAAATGCAACTTGTGCTCTAGCGGCACCGGGTAATGTTTTATTAGCCGCAGTTAATTGCAACCAACCACCTATTTTTTCAGGTAAACCATATCTAAATCTTACAAAATCACCGTCAGTCCATTGACCTTCGGCCCCTGACTCAGTGTCTTGTTTATTAAATCCGGGCTTGAATTTTAATTTTTGTAGCATATAGTGCTTTATATATTAGTTTTTTAGAGAATGAAAGTCACAAATGATTAGTATACTTAACAGAAATAACCAGTTAAATGAAGAAAAAAATTGTTTATCTATTACTTATCCTAGAACAGTAAATATAATATTTGGTAATTATCCCTACCCAGATGTTATTCATAATTTAATGATAGCTATAAAACAAAATTTAAATTCAGATATGGAAAATTATACTAACGTAAAAGGTGGTATGACAGATTGGAATTATTTTTTAGATAAACCTGATTTTGTAAATTTTATTAGTTTTCTTATTAATAAACATCAAGTAAATCATCCACATTTATTCAACCATTTTTTAGAAAGAAGAAATGTTGAAAATGCTTGGGGCAATGAAATAAAAAAAGGAGATAGTTTAAATTATCATACACATCATTGTTTACATGGTATTTTATATTTAACAAAGGGTTGTGATTTAATTTTACCTGAATTAAACATAAAGATAAAACCTGAACCTGGTGATTATTATATATTTCCCCCTGAAATATTACATGGTTTTAATATATCTAAAGAAAAAGAAAGTAGATACAGTTTAATATTTAATATTGTTGAAAAGGATGGATTTAAATATGATAGAAAAAAAACAAATGCAAGACAGAACAGTTAATATTGATAATTTTATAGGCACCTACGATGGATACATTTCTAAAGAAGAATGTGCTAAAGCCATACAATTATTTGAAAATCAAGACAAATTTAATAATACAGTTAATAGAATTGGTTCAGAAAAAATGTCTGTTCTAAAAAAACAAGATCAACAATTTTTTGCAGGTCCACCCAATATTGATGTATGGTGGGAAAAATTAAAAAGTATGATAGTAAATTATGATTTAGCTTGGACACATTATATGAATAATACAGGTGCAAGTCATGCCTATGGTCAAGATAAATTTTTCTATACGGGTTTGAAAATTCAAAAAACACTTCCTACTGAAGGATACCATGTTTGGCATATAGAACATAATCAAGGTTCTGATAATGAGGCACGTGCGTTTGTTTATTCTATATATTTAAATGATGTTGAAGAAGGAGGAGAAACAGAATTTTTAAATTTTTCAAAAAGAATAAAACCTAAAACAGGTAGAATTGTTATTTGGCCTGCTGCTTTTCCATATCTTCATAGAGGAAACCCACCTTTATCAGGTAAAAAATATATTTTAACTTCTTGGATGATGTTACGATGAGTAAGAAGTAGGTCTTGCACCTAGTCTAGCGATTTTATCTTCTGCTGATTCTCCATCAACATTATTATTATCCCAATCAGATTGTAACTGAGATAAGTGAGCTGAATCCCATTTAGAAATAAAATCTTGAAAGTCTCCTAAATTAGCATCTTCCCAAGTAGAATGAGGAGTTTCATCTCTATACTCTACAGTATCACTTGGATTTGGTGTTCCATACTGAATAGCCCAAATGTTAGACCATTTTGCTAAACCCCAAAAATCATCATCATTAATTTTATACGGACCAGCACCATCGCCACTTTGTTTAATAATTCTTTTATCGTCGAATATCACTGTCCATGTTGCACTTGTTGCCATAATTTCTCCTACGTCTTAATAATATAAATAATTGTTAAATAAGGTTGAACAACTGAAGTTGCGTCACCTGTAAAAGTTGCACTCATATTGTGTTGGTGACCTTGACCTGAACCTGCATTGTTTGTATTTCTGGCCTGTCCAGGACCAGCATTATTAGGTCCAATAGCTGGAGCCGCGTTAGGTCCACCTTGTTGTTTAAATGGTAATCCATGATCATGAGATGCTAGTTGTGCTTCTGATAATGTAGCATTAGCTGTAGTACCACCAACGTTTCCTGTTGAAGCTACTGTGTTAGCTCCACCAGTTGATGCTAAAGCTTTAGTTCCAGATTTACCCACTGCAACGTTGTCTTGTAAATTAGGTACGTTAAAAGTAGATGCACCATCTCCAGCTCCATAAGTCGTACCTACAATTGCAAATAACGCAGAATAAGTTGATCTTGAAACGGCTGCACCATTACACTCTAAGAAACCTGATGGCACTGAAGAAGAAGACCACGGCACAATAGTTGCTGTAGGAATTCCTTCGATACCTGTAAGGTTTGCTCCATCG